GAGTTGCCCTTTAGATCTGAAAAACAAAGAAAGTATTTATTTGCAAAAGAGCCTGCTATTGCAAAAAAATGGACTAAAAAATATGGCAGCAAGATAAAACCAAAGAAAAGGAAAAAGAAATAATGGACGAAATGACATTTATCGACAAGATAAGAAAAATAATAAAGATGAGACATGATGATGTAATATCTTCAATGGCATCCGGTGGTGTTGACAATATGGAGAAATACCAGTATATGTTAGGACAGATACGAACGTATCAATATTTAAGTCAGGAAATATCCAGCCTGCTAAACAAAAAGGAGCAAAAAGAAAATGAAGGAACAGTTATCGACATCAACTCAAAAAATTGAGTTACCCAATAAAAAATTAGTGGGTGTTAAACCTACTGAAAAAAAACCAGAAGAATCTGGAAAATTACCCAAACCAACAGGTTGGAGAATTTTAGTTTTACCTTTTAAACAAAAAGAAAAAACTAAAGGCGGAATCATATTAGCAGATGACACAGTCGAACGATCACAAGTAGCATCAACTTGCGGTCTTGTTTTAGATATGGGTCCACACTGTTATGATAAAGAAAGATTTCCAGAAGGTCCTTGGGCCAAGAAAGGTGATTGGATTATCTTTGCAAGATATGCCGGATCGCGAATTAAAATAGATGGGGGTGAGATAAGACTTTTGAATGATGATGAAGTTTTAGCAACCGTGGAAAACCCTGAAGATATATTCCACGAATTTTAACAATCATAGGAGGAACTATGCCAGACAAAGAAGAAAAACTATCTAATGAGCCAATGGTTGATTTAGATACATCCGGACCGGGTGCAAGAGTAGAATTACCAGAAACAGAAAAAGAAGCAGATAAGACTTTTGAAAATGAGGTAAAACCAAATGAAGCAAATATTACATACGATGATCAGCCCGATAACACAGCTGAGAAATCTGATGAGCAGCCTGTTGTTCGAGATGAAAAGAATGAAGGCGGTGAGGTTACACAGAAAACTGACGAAGAAAAAAGTGATAAACCACAAGACAACACTCAAGCAGTTGAAGAGTATTCTGAAGGAGTTAAGAAAAGAATAGCTAAACTCACTAAAAAAATGCGTGAAGCGGAAAGACAAAAAGAAGAAGCTTTACGTTATGCTCACAGCGTTAAACAAGAAAGAGATCAGTTTCAAACACAAGCTACATCTTTAGATAAAAACTATGCCACAGAAATGGAAGGCAGAATTTCATCTTCTATTGCAGCAGCACAAGCAAAACTTGCAGCAGCTAGACAAAATGAAGATTCTAAAGCAGAAGTAGAAGCGTTGACTACAATCTCTCAATTAGGTTACGAACAAGGTAAATTAGCAGAATTAAAGACTCAACATCAAATGCAAGAAACTGCTGCTAAAGAAGAACCTGTTCAACAACAAAGACAACCGATGCAACAAGCACCAGCTAGAGATCCAAAAGCAGAAGCTTGGGCAGAGGAAAATGAGTGGTTTGGCAAGGATAATGCCATGACTTACACAGCATTCGATCTACACAGGAAACTAACCGAAGAAGAAGGTATGGATCCTCAGTCTGACGATTATTATAGGGAAGTTGATAGAAGAATAAGACTTGAATTTCCCCATAAATTTGATAGACCAGTAGAAGAAAAACAGACTACTAAACCTACACAGAACGTTGCCTCTGCAACGCGTAGTACAAAGAGTGGTCGCAAACAAGTGAGACTCACATCTTCTCAAGTCGCAATAGCGAGAAAATTAGGTGTGCCACTAGAAGAGTATGCGAAACAACTTATAAACACGAAGGAGGTATAGGCATATGACAGATAAAAAACCAACTCGTGCGAGCCAGACTAAAAGTGATTCTACAAAAGTACAATCACAAGCAAAATCGGTTGCGCCAAAAGCAAGACCAAAAGTTTGGACTCCACCATCGTACTTAGATACGCCCAACGCGCCAGACGGATTCAGACACAGATGGGTCAGGATAGAAGTCTTAGGATTTGTTGACACGAAAAACATACAAGGACGCTTAAGGTCCGGGTATGAGTTAGTAAGGGCAGACGAATATCCTCAAGAGGACTTTCCAGCAATTGCAGACGGCAAATACGCAGGGGTTATCGGACACGGCGGCCTAGTGCTGACTAGGGTACCGGAAGAGATCGCAAGGTCAAGACAAGAGTACTTTGAAAAACAAGCTCAAGATCAACAGACCGCAATCGACAACGATCTTATGAAGGAACAGCATAGGGGAATGCCTATCGACATCGATATGCAAACTCGTACAACCTTCGGTGGCAAGAAAAATTAAAAATTTTCAAACCGTCGATTAAATTAAACCGAACTGGAGGCCCTTCGGGGCAGGTTCATAAGGAGAAAATAATATGGCTAATGCTTCAACAACTGGGTTTGGTTTCAGACCCATAAAAAAAGTTGGTCAAAATTATAATAACGACGGTCTTAGTGAATGGAACGTAGCAGCTTCTTCAGCTTTAATTTCGCACGGAGCAATGGTGCAATTAACAGCTGATGGTGTAGTGCTATCTTCTGGTAACACAGATGCTAATAATCTGGGTGTACTAAACGGCGTTTTTTATACTGACGCAACAACGAACAAACCAACATGGTCTAACTATTCGCCTGCATCTAACACTGCAACGGATATTACGGCTTTAATAACTGACGATCCAAAGCAAATGTACGAAATTATGTCTGCCGACACAGCTTATAACAATAATGAGACTGGTGGGTGTGCTGATCAAGTTTTTGCTAACGGTAGCTCGCCGTTGTACATATCTGCAAGTAAGATATCTGCAACTACGTCTGCATCGATCGCTCAACTAAAAATAATAGGTGTTTCAAGAGATCCTGATCATTCTGATATAACTGCTGAGGGCTTTGCTCTTAGAGTTATGATTAATGAGCATATCTTAGGAAACAACGTAGCAGGTATATAAGGAGATTAATTATGGCTATATCACGAAATCAACTAGTAAAAGAACTAGAGCCAGGATTGAATGCTTTATTCGGCCTGGAATACAAACAGTATGAAAATCAGTCAGCTGAAATTTATACTACTGAGTCATCTGACAGAGCTTTTGAAGAAGAAGTAATGTTAAGTGGATTCGCTCAAGCACAAGTAAAACCAGAAGGTTCAGGTGTTACATACGATAACGCTCAAGAAACTTTCACAGCTAGATACACTAACGAAACAATTGCGTTAGCGTTTGCTATCACTGAGGAAGCTATTGAAGATAATTTGTATGACAGACTTGCTTCTAGATATACAAAAGCTTTAGCAAGATCTATGGCTCAAACTAAACAAGTTAAAGCAGTTAACCCACTAAATAATGGAATGCCTGGCGGTAGTTTCACTTCTGGTGATGGTGTAACTCTTTTCAACACAGCTCACCCAACGCTTGCTGGATCATTCCAGAATACGTTGACAACTGCGTCTGACTTAAACGAAACTTCATTAGAGCAATCAATGATTGACATTGCTGCACTTACTGATGAAAGAGGTTTAAAGATTGCAGCTAAAGCTGTTAAGATGATCATCCCATCTGCACTACAATTCACAGCTGAAAGACTTATGGCTTCTGCTGGTAGAGTTGGAACTGCTGATAATGATATCAACGCAATCAGATCTATGGGGATGATTCCTCAAGGTTACTCTGTTAATAATTTCTTAACAGACACTGATGCGTTCTTCATTACTACAGATGTGCCTAATGGTATGAAACATTTCGAAAGAACTCCTCTATCTACTAAGATGGAAGGTGACTTCGATACTGGTAATGTTAGATACAAAGCTAGAGAAAGATACGTATTTGGCGTATCTGACCCTAGAGGTATCTTTGGTTCTCCAGGAGCTTAATACTTCATTTTTTGTGGCGGGACATAGTCTCGCCACAATTAACAAATAGAAAGACAAAACCATGAAAAAATTCCTAATAAACATATATGCTTATGACCATCACGGTAGATTTGAAGTAGAATCTAATGATGATGCTATTTCTCTAGAGAAATCAATAGTTGACAAGCTAGGAGAAAACAGTATAGTTTGGGAAAAATCGGGAATGTTTAGCAACCTTCCTTATCGAATAACTTATGAAGAGGTTATAAATGATACAAGACCTATACAAAGCAAAAAGGTCCTTGGAGTTGAAGTGGGAACAGGAGCATCTAGATAATAATAGATACACTCTTGAAATGGTCCGAATTGATGACAAAGTCAAAGAAGTCATTACTAAGATCAAGCTTGAAGAAGCTGCCATTGCACATAGACAAAATTCTGTTGAAGGTGCGGCTCCACAAGTTTCTGTAGCTACTTAATAAAAAGCTACATCGTTGGAAAAATCCACTCCACATTACAGGCTCTCTTGCACTCTACTTAAAACTCGTATATAGTTTTATTACTATATAATTAATTAGAATACTGACGCATATAGTCGACGGCCTAGAGACAGTATTCATAAACTAGGAGGATAAAATTATGGCAAATACTACATTTCAAGGACCGGTCCGATCGGAAAACGGTTTTGAAGATATAACAAAAAACGCAACAACTGGTGCAATTACATCTAACGCATCTTACGGACAAACTATTAGAGGTGGTGTTCAATCTCTATCAGGAGCCGGTGCAGTTGATCTAACTAACCTAATTACTGAAGTAACTACTACTGGAGCTAATGCATTAACTTTAGCTGATGGTACAACTTCAGGACAAATTAAAATCATTAACATGATTGTTGACGGTGGAGACGGGACTTTAACTCCAACTACTTTTGCAAACGGAACTACAATTACTTTCGATGCAGTAGGAGAGTCAGCTACTTTAGTTTGGAACAGCACTGTTGGTTGGGTTGCAACTTCAACAGTTGGTGCAACAATAGCGTAATAATTAATTTAATGTGGGGCTTAGGCCCCGCATAAAATATAAGGAGAAAAATTATGTCAATAGGCGGAGGCGGATCATTTTCAAGTGATCAAACAACGTTACAAAAAGATACGGGCGCTATATCATTGTTAAGAGCAGGTAGAGCTAGAGTTACTTC